CCAAGGTACTCGTTCCTCTGCAGATCCTTGTTCCACCTCAGCTTAATGCTCGGTTGGCACTCAGGGATCACAAAGGAGCTAAGAGCGAATGCACCTGAATCCATCGTCTTCAAGGGAAAGGAAATCCCCTTGATGGTCGACGCCACGTATGCAGACGTGTGGACCAGAAACCTCTTGTAGAGGTTGTTGGCCACGTCCACGGTGGAAGTGACAGATTCAGGTTTGCAACTGCATGGCTGGCGCCAGTACACCGGGGTCACATCTGTTCCCCGGAAGGCGTCAACGCCACAAGATTCCCTGAAGTTTCCTTCGGAGAATGTCTTGTCAACGTTGATCTTGAAGTCAAGGACCTCGAGACCATCGTACAGTTGCTCCCGGCTTTCTACAGGAACGATTATATCGTCCCCATAGACGGCCACGCTTCCTGCGAGGGCAAGCAAGTTTCCCTTTGTCACCGGGAGGTGACGCTGGGTGAGCACGGCCGCTAAGGCTATGCTCAAAAACAGCAAGCTCTCTACTGGAAACGTACAGGCGTTACCCATTGTTGAGAACTTTCTCAACGCCATGACCGCGGGCCTGGTCGGAACCAAGCTTTGAGTCATAACCTGGGTGCGCGACGCGGCGAGGGCTTTCAAGACCGAAGGATTCGATCTAAAAAGGTTCCCCACTGCGAGACAGCTGACTCTGTCGCTAGCCGCGGACAAGTCCACGGTAAGCAATGAGCCATCCCGCGAGCCGAGTGTGCAGAGGTCCTGATTCAGGCTCTGGTCGTTGAAACGACAAAAGTGCCTAATCCAAGATCTGTCACAACGCTCGTACATGAAATGCCGCAGATTCTGCTGGCACCACATGTGTTCTTGAGGCTCCGCAGCAATTAAGCGCGGTTTCTCAATAGTCTTCGGGACTGCAATCAGGCGTGACGAGGGTATCACGTCATCAGACGATTCACCCTCGAAATCCGTCAGGCTGTCAACCCATCCGTTGTAGTTGTGGAAACCACAATCAGCGAACGGGTACACGGACTCCAACTTAGCAGACCAGTGCGCGAATTCATACTTGAACTCGCCGCGCTGGGTGTTGGAGAGAACGCCAGGGCCATGACGAAAGGGCCACTCCATGGGATCATACGACCCCAAGGTTGTGCTGATCATCCCAGACACGATGTCCAGTTTGATCAAGAACTCGATGGCTGATGCGGGCGTACGTAAATGGATTGCTCCATCCTTTGTAGCGCCTGCACCGACTCGGGTTCGGTATCTTCCCGACTTCCGAAATCCCTGGAAGGGACTTCTTCCGTCGGAACCGAACCCAACTCTACCTCCTGTGTCCCAGAATTCTCCGGGCTCAGGAAGTTCAGCGTCCTGGTCAATAAAGTCCTCGCAAGCGCGAGTAACTCTATCTGCAGGACAGGCAAGAC